CCACATGCGGTGTACGACTTGTGCCTGTTTGATCCACAGGTTCATGTACAACAAACTGACAGTCAGTAACATAGTGTCCACTGGGGTCAACATCACGCACACTAACTGGCTTTGTTTTTAAGTTTTCATAAAACTCTTCACCATATGCTGCAACAATGTGAGGAGCAAATAGTTCTGCACAACTACGAAAGTATTCTGTGCTTGAGTGATACGCAAAAAAGTCTTGCCAAATAGCAGGCGGTTGCCACATAGTTGCTTCTTTACATTTAAAGCGATAACAAATACCGCCATCATGTGGCTGTGTATTATTAACAATCATATCCTCTGGAAATGTTGCTTCTAGTTCTCTGTAAAATCTATCAGGCATTGCGCCTTCCACGCACACATATGGAAATGGATCGCTGCGCACTTCTGTTATGTTTTGTAATACACTTAGGTTACTCATTTTATACCTTTCGATTTCACTTGTTTAGTAGCATCGTACTCATGCGGATTTTTAAGTTTCTCTGCTTGTATTTGACTTTTAGTAACATGTCTTACGTCCTGCCACCATTCGTTGTCTTTATGCTGAAAACCACCAGTGATATCGCCTGCAAGACTTTTGCCTACTTCTTTTCTAAAGCCCTTTAAGTGATCCATGTAAGCACCTAGTACACTGTTAATAAAGATATGCCCGCCTTGGTCAGCGCCGCCTAGGTCATTAAACTCTACACCCACTGCTTTAAAGTCCTCTACAAGTTCTCCAAAGATAAAACTGTCATGGCTTTCATCGTGATTGAAAATATCATCGCTTTCGTAAATCCAACGCCACTGTTCCATTAACTCCGCAAACTGTGGATGACGACGATTAAACATCATCCAGCCACACTCGGGCCAAGTCTTGCGTCCTAGATATGTTGCAAGTTGATTTTCGTTTGGTGCAATACTATGTAAAAACTCCAGTGTCATTGGTGTATGTGTTCTCACATCCGCATCACACCAGACGAAGATATCTGTATCACAGTGTTCTGCAAAATGCCACAGTGCAAATACTTTGTTTGCAAAACGACTTGCGTCCCACAAAAAACTTTTCTTGCTCTTATCTTTGTTCCATCCGTGTGCATGCGGATTGTCTTTGTGTCGTTCTTGCCAAGCCTTAAGGTCTGGCAAGGTTGTTCGTTGGTCGTGTACAGTAATACTGTGATTACCTTCTACACTTGGGCTGTGATCCTCTGCATAGATTGTAAGAGGAACTTCTTTGGGCCAGTTTAGATTATATCCCTCAATAAACTGCTTGCCATATTTCTTATAACCTGTGGGATGCCAGGTGGTAAATACTGATAATGTACGCATATAACTATTTATCGGTCCTTAAACATGAGTGAACTTTTTACGTTTGGTTGTAGTTTTACGAGCTATAACTGGAGCACCTGGGCGGACATCTTAGGCAGAGAGTTTGATTACTCTGAAAATCACGGCAGAGGTGGCGCAGGTAACACTTACATTTTCAATAGTATACTACAATGTATAGCAGAACGCAAGATATCAGAATCAAGCACTGTTATAGTCATGTGGAGCAATACGATTAGAGAAGACCGTTATGTAGGAGACGACTGGATTGCACCTGGTTGTATATATAATCAAAACACATACAATGACGGCTTTATGGAGTATGTAGATCCTGTAGGCTTTTTTATAAGAGATTGCGCACATATATCTGCAGCACTTTTAGCATTAGAACACACAGGATGTCAATACATATTCACTAGTATGATGCCACTGGACAATGCAAAAGAATATCTACGGTTAAGTTGGACACAACAAGTACTAAACAATGACACAGTAAGTCTATATAAACGTAAATATCAAAGGTTTTTTGATCAAGTTCGTCCTAGCATGTTGGATGTTGTTTACAAAGGAAACTGGTATAACAGACGCAGTGAGCTTGTAAAGGATCGCAGTTGGTATGAACAGTTATATGTTCCAGATAACTATTTTTACGATCAAAATCCTGAGGACAGTATACTGCCTACAATACAAGATTTAGAACAAGGAAACATCGATCGTCACAGCCGTAGTACCAGTTTTTTATTAGACAAAATGAATGCAGAAACCCTAGAGGAAATCACGAAGTTTAGGTTATGGGAACGTGTTGACCATCATCCTACACCTTTACTGCATTTAGAATACTTGCAGAAAGTTTTACCAGAGTTTCCTATTAGTGAGGAAAACATACAGAGAGTCAAAGATGAAGATAGCGCACTTCCCAAATAACTTACCAAACAATGCACAAGAAGTATATCCACAACTTGTAGATGCTATACAACAAACAGACACACTTGTTGAAGGTAGCATGGATGCTGATGCAGCACTTATATGGAGTGTGCTATGGTATGGAAAGATGAGTGCTAACAAACGTGTATGGGATCATTACCGCGCACAAAACAAGCCAATCATTGTCATTGAAGTGGGCGGGCTTATACGCAACACTACTTGGAAGTTGGGTATAAACGGGATCAACAGAGATGCAGACTTTGCTGTAGATGCTTACATGCCTGACGACAGACTAAGCAAGTTTGGCATTGTGTTACAGCCATGGCAACAAGAAGGCGAGTATGTGCTAATATGTGGACAACATGGGTGCAGTGAGCAATGGCGCAATATGCCTGTTATGGATTATTACTATCGTAATACTATCCAAGAAGTGCGCAAAGTTACAGACAAACCTATAGTTGTTCGCAGTCATCCTCGCTATAGAGAATCTCTGCACTGGAACTGCGATATGCAATGGTACAAGGATCAAGGTGTAACATGGAATATACCCAAGCATGTACAACAAACCTATGACAGTTTTGATTTAGAACATATGCTCAAGCACACACACTTTACTGTTAGTCATAGTAGCAACGCTGGCATTACTAGCGTTATACAAGGTGTGCCTGCAGTAGTAAGTGAAAGTAGTTTAGCATATGAAGTAGGTACTAGCATGGGAGAATGGTTAAGCAAGCCTGATAGACACAACTGGTTAAATCGTATGACATATACTGAATGGTTTGCTGATGAGATAGGTGTGCAGTGGAATAGAATTCGCAATAAACTTTAGGTGTGCCATCTATAGTCTTGTACTGTGCCATCTACCCAAGTAGTAACTACACCCAAGTCTGTAAGTACATTGTTTTTAAGCACGATCTCTTTCATTTCATCATTGAGGATGTCTTTGTCTACTAGCTCGTACCATGTAGTATTATAAGGCAGAGGTTCGCGCTCTTTGTATACAATCACTTGTATAATATCCTCAAACTTACGTTTTTGTAAATAAAAGTCTTTTACGTCGAATCCGTTAAGAGCTAGCAAGTAGATTATTTGTGTAACAGTGAAAGTATTCAAATGTCCTGCAGGAGTATAGTTTTGAAACCTATGATGCAGTACATTTATTGTGCTAGGAACACACAAGTACAGCATCCCACCCATGCTGAGATTTTTGTTTACTCTGCCTAAAAACTCAACAGGACTGTGTAAGTATTGCATTGTGTTGTTACACCAAATCAAATCAAATGGAACACTCCACATAGGATCACTGCTGTTTAAATCAAAGTTTTTGTATTTGATATTTTTGCGACTTGGTTTATTGCTTTCTGCATTTAAATCAAAGCCTACACAGTTAAAATCCAAGTATCTACCTGGGCCTTGTTCTGTGTTCTCACGCATATTCCCCCAGTACTCTAGATCAAGTCCTTTACCGCAACCAAAGTCTGCCATGTGTTTAATACTTGCCTTGAAGTCGTCAAACTCATTTAGTGCTTCTAGTGTTAGTAGACTGTGGTCAGGATTGATATTCTGTTGCTGCATAAAAAGGTATTCCTTGTTCTTTGATACGTTTGCTACCATTTAGGTAACTTAGATCCATTGCGACTGCGACTGCAACAGGAGTGGCATGAAGTTCATATATCATATCAATCGCGGCTTGCATAGTACCGCCAGTAGCCATCAAGTCGTCTATAATGATTACTCTATCGCCTCTGTTGATACTATCTTTTTGTATTTCCATTGTAGCAGTACCGTATTCAAGTTCAAATGTGTTGCTTACGGTAGCACCAGGTAGTTTGCCCTGCTTGCGGCACAGTACAAGTGGACAGCGTGTGCGATGTGCTAGCACTGCGCCAAATATAAAACCACGGGCATCTAAGCCTATAATCTTATCGCAAGGCATGTACTTCAAAAGGTTATCATACATATAGTTGTTTACAAGTCTTAAACCTTCGCCTGCACATAAACTTGCTGTACATTTAAAGTCTACACCCTCTTTGGGAAAGTCTGGATAACTTTTGATGTACTGCTTAATCATATTGGTTCGTTGCTTCTGGCATAGTAAACAGAGCTTTTACAAATCCACCTTCTACAGTATCACTTGGTTTGCGAGCAAACACACACCAACGAAAACCTTGTTGCATTGTCCACATAGGATAGTTCTCTGCAATAAATTCACGGAAACTTGTACCAGTAGTGTAAACATCATCAACAACCATCACTTCATCGTTGGGATCTCCACTGGCGTATTTGTTAAGTGCATTTGCAAACTTAACACCGCCACGTGGAATTCCTACTGCTTTGTAGAAAGGACGTTTTTGATATTCCATAACCATTTTTGCACAAGCTGCCCATTCGGCATCTGTGAGCGCATCCATTTCGATCTTCCATGTCATTGGAATGCCTGCGTGTGATATAAATTCTACTTGTTGAAATAAGTCCATTAATCTATCCTGATATCTTCCATGCCTGCTGTTCTAAGTCTAACAACATGTCCCATCTGCCACTGCTTAGTATCTAAGCCTTTCATTATGCCTAGCCATCTATTGCGCAATAGTGCTACTTCGTTAATAATAGTTTCAAAGTCAATGACTTCATCCTCGCCATCAACATACTTTTCAGCATCGCGACTTGTTAACGCACGGGCATATCCTTCCAAATATTTTTGGAAATGCTTGCGTCTAATCTTACGAAGTTGTATGTTTAAGTAGTTAAGCACTGCTTCAATCTCTTGAAGTTGATTGAAACGATGCTCGGTTATACCTGGCAGTGCAGTGATATTTTTTTCTACAATACCTTTAACATTACACTCATGCTTTGCTTCTTCTAGTTCACTTTCATAGTAACTAATGAACTTAGGAATCTCAACAAGATTGTTTACTACTCTATTATACCATTGACTCAATAGTCTAGGTCCTCGTCTTCATGATCAAAGTCTGGCTCGCCAATAATCTCGCTAACACTTGCTTTCATATGCTTGTCAAGTCCTGCTAGTCTATACAGTTCATCTTCTTCTAAAAACTCTTGTGCATCATCTACAAGATGATCTGTTGCTTGTTGTAAATCTTTTGCAGGAATATATTGTTTGAGTACACTATATATCGATTTAAAGATATCTTCATTCATCAGATGTTACTTCCTCCGGTTCTGTCACTGTTTGCTCAACAATGTCATCAATACTTAGTCCATCTGCGTTAGAAATGTCATCCATAATAACCTGAAGTTTATCTCCTGTCCATCCTTTACGAAACTCTAGCATTTCTTCGCCTGCGGTAGTTGTATACTTTAGTCGATTGCCCTGTTTAGTTAGCATACCTTTTGCTTCAAACAAGTCAAGTAATCCACTATAGGGATCCATGCCTGTTTCATATGGAATCTTAACCTGTACTGCTTCAAACGGCTTTGCATAACGTGTTTTCATAACCTTACACGCTGCACGAATACCATTTACAGTAGTAGTTTTATTGCCATCTAGGTCTTCTTTTAGTTTTAGTTTACGCATTGCAATAACAATACTACTTGCATAGATAAAGCCTTGTCCGCCACTGATCTTGTCATCTGGATCAAACATGTCCTGTGAAGCGTATGTGTGGTTAGTACACACCATACCAACGTTATAACTGCCAATCATGTTTACTGTGTTACGCACAAGACTAGTTAGTGCCTTAGGTTTACGTCCCATGTCACCTTTCATGTCGCCTTTATTAAACTGGTCAACATCAGTAGGTGTCATCATCATGCCTAAACTATCCAGTACAAATAGTACCTTAGGACGATCTTCCTCTGCCATTGCTTTGTAGTCTGCCATGAATGTGCTAAACGTTTTAGCAACGTCATCAATCATGCTCATGCTTAGTTTAAGCAGTTTGCTTTCATCTGTGTCAACGCCAAGTGCATGTAGCCAACTTTCATCTAGTGCGTTTTCACTGTCGATTACCACAACAAAAATACCTTGTTCCTGTGCGGCTCTAATAATGTTGCCACTAGCAAAGTAACTCTTGCCTGCGCCCGATTCACCAGCAAACACTGTAACTTTACCCATAGGCACACCCTTGTAAAAGTCTCCACTTACAAGATAGTTAAGTGCATAACTGCCAGTACTGATCCAGTCTGTAGGATCATGAAAACCAATGCTTAGTCCATCAATGCTCTTTGTAATGTCTTTTCTAAATTTACTTACGTCAAACGGCTTTGCCATTAAAATTTCCTTTCTGAATAGAATGGACGAGCAATTCCTTGCTCGTCCTTACTTAGTCTTATGATTGGCGGTTACGGATCATCGCTAGGATGTCTTCTGCCCGCTTGCTTTCACCTTCAGGTGCTGCCGCTGGTGCTGCCACAGTTTCAGTTTGTGGTGCAGGAACAGGAGCCTCTGCTACAGGTGTTGGAGTTGCTGCCGGAGCAGGTGCTGGGGTAGTTGCCGCTGGTGCTGTAGACGTACTAGAGTTTGAGGAACTCGCAGGAGCGTCAATACCGTATGGACGATAGTATTGCCCAAAACGTTCAACGTCATAGGGCTGTCCATCTACACTTGCTTCGAACATCTCTTTGATGCACTGTAATTCTACTTCAGTAGGTT